TAAGCAGGACATGCTTCAGAGGCTGTCTACTATTAGAGAAGTTATCTTGGGTAATGGTCAAAACTTGGACCCAGCTTTAACAATGGAATACGCAAAACTGGCAGACAGTTTTGACGGAGAAGGCCGTTTGATCCAACAATCTAATAACAAAAATGGTAGCGTCACGCAGCGTGGATTTGACGCAAATAACAATCTTAATATTGCCACGTTTAGTCAGCAGGGCCAAATTACAGACCGTAGCCGCATAAATATTGATAAGCTGATGAGCCAGATGGACCAGATGGGTTATGGCGGATCTTCTAGCCCCGGACTTATGGTCGGGTCACAGCCTTTTTCTTCAACGGCGGCGTGAGGTAAACATGCATCCAAAATCAATCTCTGACCAAGGCCTTAACTTAATCAAGAAGTTTGAGGGTCTGCACAAAGTAACGGACGATGGCATGGTAGTACCATATCGCTGTCCAGCCAACATTCTCACACTAGGATACGGCCACGTTAAAGGTGTTAAGAAGAATATGCGTATCACGAAGCAAGAGGCAGAAGACCTTTTGCGGCAAGACATGAAGATCTACGAGGCGGATGTTAAACGCCTAGTGGATGTACCTCTGACGCAATACCAGTTCGACGCCCTAGTGTCGTTTGTATTCAACCTTGGTAGTGGTGCCTTCTCAGGATCGACTCTGAGGAAAAAATTAAATGCTGGAGATTATTCTGCAGTACCGGCACAACTGATGCGCTGGAACAAGGCACGGGTTAGTGGCAAACTTCAGCCTCTTACCGGTCTTACACGCCGCCGTTCTGCAGAGGCAGCTTTGTTCACATTGGACGCACAGCTACCCAGCGATGACGTTGATGTACCAATGGCTCAGAAGCCTGCAGCACAAGACAAGAAACCTCTAGCTAAATCTAAGACTATGGCTGGTGTAGGTATCGCTGGTGCAGCCACTGGCCTGAACGAAATGGCCGGACAGCTACAGGGACTTGTAGCTTACGCTGACAGCCTCAAGACCGTTTTCCTACTCTGTGCAATCGCCGGTATCGCTCTGGCTGCATATGCCCGTTGGAAGGATCAAAAGGACGGGGTTGATGTTTAGCATCTTCGGCAAAGTTAAGACCTATATCATTGCCACTTTAGCCCTCGCTCTGCCCATTATTTACGTCTTTGGGCAGATTAAAGGACGGGCGAAAGAGAAGAACAAAGTCCTTACCGATGAACTACAGGCGCAGCAAAAGGCGGCTGATTTTTATAAGGCGATGTCTGAAAATGAAAGCGACAATCTTACTGATCGCAAGTCTATCACTGACCGGCTGCGCTCAAACGGTTTATAGAACCCAACTCGAAATTTATTGCCCTCAAATCAAGCAATATGATGACCGGTTCAATGCCCAATTAGCCAATGAATTAGAGAGCCTTCCTGCCGATGCTACGGCAATCGATGAGGCTGTCAAAAACTACATCTACCTTCGTGATCGTATCCGTAGATGTGAAGAAGAAAAGGATAAGATCTGATGGGTTTATGGGCAGATACCTTCGGGGGTGGTAACAGCTTTTCTGAAAGCTTGGCTAATGTGACTACCACAGGCAATAATACAGAATATCAAGGCGGTAGTCTGGTAAACACTGATACCGGTAAGATTGTTTCTGGCGGAGCAATGAACTCTACCGATACCAACCAGAAAAATAAATCTGTTGGTGATAAGTCTGCAGGACACGGAGAAGACTACACGTTTTCTGATGCTGTTGGTGACATTACAGACATTTTTGGCAGTGGCACAGCAATAATTGACCCAAACCCTACTGCTAATGATGATGACAACAATACAGGAGGTTCTTCTGCGCAGACTGCGGATGATAGTAATCAGACTGCGGAAGATGCTGAACCCGGTGCTTTGTCCTCTGAGGGTATAGCTAAAATGCTTGTGGATTCTGGTGTGGTTACGTCCAACGAAGAAATCAAAGCAATGCTTGCAGACCCTAAAGCATTTCTAGATGCAAAGGGTATAAACCTTTCTGACATTATCCCAAACCTAGACCCTGTTACTGCAGGGACACTACTAGATCCTAGTAATCCTAATTATGCCCTCAAGGGGCTTGAGAAATATCTGCCTCAGACGGTCACCGGTATTGCACCGGTTAGCAGCCCTACGGCAGTAGCCCCCGCTTCATTTACCACAGCGACTGCATCTGATCGCATGGACAACCCACAGTTTATTATGGATGCTGCTACAGGCGAGGTCCGTGACGCTAACCTAGTGAATGCAGAAGGCTACACGCTGGACATGAAGGGTTCTGCCACAGGCATTAACGCCGATGGTACAGTGAACCAAACTGGTGAAGCTCTTAATGATTACGCCACACAAAAGTTCAGTTCGATAATCGATACACGAACCGTTGCCGGTAAGCTTATGGCCCAAAACCTTGGCGAAGGTAACTATGTAGATATCAAGTCTACCGTAACCGGACAGCTTGAGATGCTGGCCGATTCTTTTGTTGGCTCAGACGGTGAACCTAAGATCCCTGCCTTTGCTCAAGCACAGGCCCGTGCAGTAGGGCGTACAATCACATTCAGCGGTATGACCGGTACTGCAGCTACTGCGGCTATGGCTACCGCCCTGATGGAAGCAAGCCTTCCAATTGCACAGCAAGAGGCGCAGTTCTTTCAAACACTCACTGTTAAAAACTTAGACAATAAGCAACAGGCTATCATTAACAAAGCTACGGTTCTGTCTAACTTTGATTTGGCTAACCTAGACGCCCGTGAGACTGCAGCGGTACAGAACGCTCAAGCCTTCTTAGAGATGGATCTGAGCAATCTAACCAACGAACAACAGGCCTTTATGGTTAACACTCAGGCCCGTGTTCAGGTTCTGCTTGAGGATACACAGCAAGAGAATGCCACCCGCCGGTTTTCTGCAGAAAGTAAGAATGACTTCACTAAGTTCTACACAGAGCTTGGTACGCAGGTCGAACAGTTTAACGCTAACCTTTTGTCTGAGCTAAAGCGGTTCAATGCTGGCGAAATTAATGACGCCACAGAGTTTCGTATGGCTTTGGAAAATGAACGCCAACAGTTCTACTCCAAGATGCAATACGCTGTAGATGAATCTAACGCCCGGTGGCGGCAGACCGTTGCAACCACCAATACGCAGATGGCGTATGATGCCGCCGCAATCGATACAAAGACCATTCTGGATCTGTCGCAAGAGGGTCTTAACCGCATCTGGGATCGCACGGACAGTGAATTGGATTACAGGTTTAAAGGTGCGGTTAGCGAGGAAGAGTTTGAGTTGCGTCTTCTCTTAGGTGAGATGCAGGCACAGGCGGCTACTCCACAGAAAGCCAGTCTTTTTGACACGCTTCTGGGCGGCGGTATTAAAATTGCTGCAGCGGCTGCAGGTGCCTCTGATGTACGACTTAAAGAAAACATTCAACCATACGATACGCTCAACGGCGTCCATTTCTACACATGGGATTGGAACGATACGGCCAAGGAAATCGGCTACGACAAGTATCCAACCATGGGTGTTATCGCACAGGAAGTTCAGAAGACACATCCTGACACGGTGATTGAGGGACCAGAGGGTTACCTCATGGTTAATTACGGGAAGCTTAAAAATGAAATTTGAAGACGCAATTGAGAAGTCCATTAAGAGCTTTCTGAAAGGTAGCATGCCCGAAGAGCTTATGAAGGTTCAGGGCAACCCTGTGATCTACACACCTGATTACATGGATGAGCTAGAGACCGATCTAGCAGACATGGAACCCGAAGCCGAAGATGAGGTGGAAGATGTTTGATCCCAGAACAATAGGCCCGATACCGGGTGAGAACTACACCGCTGATACTCGTAACTATCCATGGCACCGGCCACCAGAGATTGAGACCTATGACGGTACAGTAGAGTACGTCATGGAGCGCATGAATGACGAAACAACCGCAGAGATAGTCTACAGTCTTATGGAGTTAAAACGCCCTCTGACTAACATCGTTGCAGGTCTAATGATGCAGGGCATTGGCCGTGGTAAATTCCAGATCGACATGGCAATCCTAGCGGCTGGCCCGGTCTACCGTTATCTGCAGATCTTAGCCGACAGCGAGAACATTAAATACGAAGATGGTCTAAATGCTAAACGCACACCGATCACCTCCACCACGCTTAAAATGATGATGGGTGTTGTGGACGATGTAGATCCCGAAGAGACAGACCCTGAGAGCGCCGTAGAGGCCGTCTCAGAGGGCGAAGGCGGTCTTATGGCCCCTGCACAGCCTGCAGAAGAAATGACCGCCACAGCGGAAGAACAGGCGCTCATGTTGGGCGGCTCTGATACTGAAGAAGAGGTGGTGTAATGGCCTATAGCGCAACGAAAGCCCGTATCACAGGTAAGATTGCCGCTGGCGGTTTTAAGCAGCCTGATAATACACTGGCAGAGGCTATTGATACCGGTGCTGGTATCATGGCTCAAGGCATTATGAAGCGTGGTGAAGAAGAGCGTGAAGAGAAGCGTATAGCCAAAAGAGAAGCCGCTGCAGAAGCTAAACGCCTTGCCGCAGCACAACGTGCAAAAGAGGCAGAGGCGAAGAAGATAGCTAAAAATGCTAAAGTACTTGCCCTCGACTTCACAGGTACTGCAGACAATGTTGCAGCCGTTACCTACTTCCAAAACCAACTAGAACTTATGGATGGTGATGTAGGTGCTGTTGTAACCTCTACTGAAAACCGGGTTAAAAGTGGGCAGCTTGAATTTACTGCCCCAACTACAGAAATGGTTGACACACCATTCCAAGGGCCAAACGTCCTCCCTAATGCGAAAGTAGAAGACTTTGGGGGTACAGTAGGCAGTAACAAATTTAAAGATGGTACAGATGTAACTCTAGGTGATCTTCCTAAGATAAGTACTAACGACAAGAATAGCCCCTCGCTCAGGTCACAAGCGTCTGAGATGAATGATATGTTTGGTCACTTAGCAGAAGGTACAACGCTTCCTGAAGATGGCTCTGTCGAGGTGAACACACCCGGCGGTGTTAAAATTAAGCCTTTCGGATCAACTCCTGAAGATATTGACATATCAGGCATTAAAACTTTTGCCGATTGGCAGGCTTTTGGGAGTAACCTACGAGCTAATCCAACTGAGTATTCTGAGGCATGGCGACAAGAGTACGAAAACCGAGGCAACCAACTCTTTAGGGAGTATCTAGTCACAGCAGATGCAAATGAGTTGAAGACCTCTATAGCTGTAGATCCTAATATGGATGAAAGCAAAAGGACCACTATTGAGAATGCCATCGAAATTAAACAGTCGGGTCAATGGCAAGACATAGTTACCCCAAGCAATTTGGCAGGTAAAAACTCCGCAGAAATTGATAACCTGATTATCGTTGCGGAAGCCGCTGGGGCAACATCTGAGGATTTAAGCCTCGCTAAACAAATATCCTCTGATATTAAAAAGGTAGAAAAGCTACCAACATACAAAAAGTATGGAGATGGGGCTAATAATTATAACGCCACCCTGAAGCAAATAGAGCTTGCTGAAAATGATAATGCCGGTGAAGAGATTATCAGCCGTTTAGCGTCATTAGCAGCGGCGCAACAGAGGGGCGAAATTGCAAAACAAAACGGTGTACCGGGGCAGAAGGTTTATGAGGCAGTAGTAACTCTTCCGGGGCCAGATAAAAAACAGGCATTTATGCTGGTAGTAGAGAAGCCGGGTGCCGATGGTAAAGTACAGATGCTTGATTCAACTGGGAGGCCTCTTGTAGAGGGGACAGATTACACATTCCTTCGTACCATTGAGGGTGAAGAATCTAAAGAACTTCATAAAATATCAGTACAAACCAACAAGTATAATCAGGAAGCAGAGACTGCTAAAGTAGCCCTCGTTGAGGGTCTTGTTAACTCAGAACAGGTTCTGGCCTTTGCTAGGGCAGATCCCCGTGTGCGGAACGCTTCAGGCGATGTTGCTCAAGCTATTACAAACTTTGTACGCTCTGGATCTGGTGTTCTTCAGGTCATGGAAAGTCTGTTTGAGGGGCAAGCAGATGACTATATGATTACGGAAGAACAATTCCGTGCGGCTGTGGCAAAGAACGCACCAAATGCCTCTGGAGATTTAGTAGACGCAATTGTTAGTGGTAAGGTGCAGGATCTAGGTGACCAAACAGCAATGTTTGAAGCCTCTTTGTTGTCCTTAGTATTCCGTGCAGGTCGCATGGAAGGGCAATCGGGCAATGCAATGTCTAACAAAGACTTCGAGCGTTTGTTAGAGATGCTTAACGTAAAAGGTGGGTATGAGGCGTTTGAACAAACCCTGCGCACATTTATGGCCGGTAAAATCAGACAGTACAATATTAAAGCCCAAAGCGTTCTAACTGGACCGCCTAATGTCTTTAAAGAAAGGTATAAATACCTGCCAATACTACAGCCAACGAGTTTCTCCGATTTTGTTACGCAATTCGATGATCCAAAAGTAACAGAGGCATATCAGAACACAGTCTCGTATTCCCCTACGGCTACAGCCACAGAAGAAACTTCTGAAGTTAATAATGCAAACTTAGAGACCTTTATAAACACTGGTACGTTTACCATATCTATCGAAGGTGGGGGGTCGGCCCCTCTAACAAAAAAAGTTGTAGATGCTTTTTTGAAAGATCTGCAAGAGGGTCAAGGATCAGATGAACAAAAGGCCAAGGACAGGGAGGACTACCTTAGAGGGTTAGCCCAAGCTTTGGGTACATCCGTAGAAAACCTTAAAGCAATGGGCGGGTACTAACTTATGGGTATATTTGATGATTTCGTAAAAACCCTCCGTGGGGCTGATAACGCAGTTCCAGATGAAGATACCTCACAACAAGAACCCATCTTAGATGAAGACGGGTTTTCTGTAGATGACCGGATTGCGCAAGAACAAGCAGAC